AAAAAAAAAAAAAAATTCTGGATGGACGTCGTGCTTGCGAATGTCGACGTTCCGCACGTGTCGCTCAGCAAAGAGGTCGTGTCCCGCCTGATGAGCCTCGTTACCGTCGGGGAGCGCGCAGTGGCGCGCGCTGGAAAGGCAGAAGCGCCGTCCGAACTGGCCACGCTGCAGGTCGACGTGCACATGGTCGCCGGGGCGACGTACGCCGTGCGCGCCGTCTCCAGCATCCTCTGCGTCTCGGAGGACAAGGTCGTCGAGTGCATGCGGAACATCCACGCGATCAACCTCTCCCTGCAGACCCTGGCGGCTGGCGTGCAGCCGCGTCCCGTGGTCGAGGGCTGCCAGAGCATGGAGATGTCCATCCTGGCCCTGGGTGTCTTCAAGAGCGGCCACTCCGCCGTCTCCATGTACGTGGACAGCCCGTCGAAAAACTTTCTGAGCTACTCGAACTGCGTGGGCGACGTGCTCGAGTGCGTGCGCATGTTTCGGGCGTGCTGCCGGCGCCTGAGCTTCTCGTGCGAGCGCTACCTGTCCACGACCTCGTACGGCGAGTGGAGCACGAAGATCTTGCAATTCTGCCGGACCACGGAGCACGCGTCTGTGCGCATCTTCGTGGAGCACATCAACGCCTACGAGTGCACGACGTCGCTCTCGCCGTACGGCCAGCTCCGCCTGAATAGCGCCAAGCGCAGCCTCGCCGCGTTCCAGCGCACGCCGTCTGCGAAACCCGAGGAGAAGAGCGAGATCATCCACGAAGCCGTGCTCCTCTGCAACGACCTCGCCGAGCAGCGCGTCGACCTCTCCCAGGACCAGATGCGGCTGCTCGACGAGACGCCGTGGAGCCCGGACGACCTCGGCACGATGGTTTCGAGGCTCACCGAGGTGTCCAAGATCGAGGCCAACCTCGCCCAGTACACCGAGGCGCTGACGGGGCGCTGCGACCAGATGCACCTGCACCAGCTCCAGAAGACGCTCAGGAGCGTCCGTGCCGTCAAGTCCGAGACTGCGCGCCAGACGAAGAGCCTACGCAAGGCGCTCGCCATGGAACGCCGCATCGCGCTGGAGGAGAAGCAGGCGGCCGACGAGATGGAGCGCGCGGAGACAGCCATTACGCAGCACTGCCGCTTCGCGTCGGAGACGTACGAGAAGTGGGCAGCCGGCGGGCGCAGCGAGCTCGAACTCCGTGCCCAGGTTCGCAAGCGCGTGAGCAAGGCGCGCGAGTGGGCGGGCAGCGTCGCGGAGCCCACGCAGAGGATCACGGATGCCATGCAGAGCCTGGAACGCCTCAACAAGGAGTGGGCGAAGCGCGACGACGATTTCAAGAAGGCCATGAAGCGCAAGAAGCGCGGCGAGAGCCGCCTCGCCATCGACATCGACGTCGCGCCGCCGCCGGAGGAGGCGGAGGAGGCGGAGGAGGCGGAGGAGGCGAAGGCGGAGGCGGAGAAGGCGGAGGCGGAGGCGAAGGCGGAGGCGGAGAAGGCGAAGGCGGAGGCGGAGGCGGAGGCGAAGGCGAAGGCGGAGGCGAAGGCAAAGGCAAAGGCAAAGGCAAAGGCGGAGGCGGAGGCGGAGGCGGAGACGGCGCCGCCTGTCGAGTGCGAGGGCGCGGACGACTGGGCTACGTTGTGCGCCCTCACGCGCTACCCGTGCACGCGGGGGATGGAGTTTGCGTACGGACCCATGTGCACGATCTGCGCGGCGGCGCCGTCCACGCACGCGACGTTCCCGTGCGCGCATCTCGGCTTCTGCGACTCGTGCATCCTCGGCGTCGAGTCCTCGCGCAAGTGCTCCGTGTGCGCGGCCACCGTCGCGTCCACGGCCCGAATCTATATTTGTTGAGGTTTGCGCTTGAACACGGCCTCGACTGGGAAGAGCAGGCCCAGCATCAGTCCGGCCGCCACGAGTAGCACGCTCCGTTGTGTGACTGTTTGCTGTTCCCACCACGTTTGCTCTGGGTCAGGGGGCGGGGGCTCGGGAGGCACCAACGCCCATTCGGGACGCGGGTTGCCTCCCGTGGAAGGGCTCACGAGCAAACCCAGCACCCCTTCGAGGTTGCCGATGATACACTTCATGCGCGCCTGGGTCTCATTGGAGATCCTGTAGGTTGAGCCGGGGATACAGTTCTTGAGCGTGATACGGTCGTGGCTCGTCATCTGCCGCGAGAGGATCGAGCCCGAGCAGCGTTGCGTGATCTCCGCCGAGATCTGCTGATACGTCTCCATCTCCGACGCTCCGTCCCGTTGGACCGTCGTTTGTCCCCTGAGAAGCGCAAGGAGCCGAGCCGGGAAGTTCGGATCGCCCCCTCCGTACTTTTGTATGAGCCCATCGACGATGGGGCCGACGCTGTCCATGACGGCGCACTCCACGGTCGTCTGCACCTCGTTCTTCATCTCCACAGAACACCCCGACTGGCCGATGATGTCCATGACGCCCACCCTGTGGATCGCCACCTGCTGGTTGGCGCTACCAAAGTCGTCGCAGCTCGTCGTCATCTGCGAGACGAGCCATTCCTTCAACTCCTCCTTGGCGACGGCGGACATTCCCCCTTTTTTTTCCCCTCCCCTCGTTTCCTTATGGCCAGGCAGGGAGGAAAAAAAAAAAAAACTTGCGCCCGATCAGAATCGCCCCGACGTCGGCGTCGCCGTCGTCGCCGCGCGACGTTTCGACCGACCGCGCGACCGCGCGCGCGACCGCGCGTGACGCGCGAGCGAAGCGCATGAGGCTCTCGCTCGACTTTCCGGACGGGTTCAGCGAGGACGACGCCAGGCTGGCGGTGCGCGTCGGGGTGCAGGCCGTGGAGGCGTCGAAAGCAGCCCTTGCGTCCGCTCCCGATCCGTCGAGCCGGTCCGAGATCGAGGGCGCCCTGGAGCGCGCCGTGGGCGCCGGCGACGCGCGCCTGCGCGTCGAGAACCAGCTGCTGCGCGAGCAGCTCGCGCGCGTGGACGGGCAGGCGGAGGCGGTGCGGCGCGCCGACGCCGAGGCGGCGACCGCCGCCGCGGCGCGCCTGCGCCAGCTGCAGGACGACGTGGCCTACGAGCGCGGCACCGTCCTGGCGCTGCGCGAGGCGAGCGGCGCGGCGGCGGAGGCGCACGCGCGCGAGGCGCGGGACCTCCGCGCCGTCGCCGACGAGGTGAGGCTGGAGGCCGAGAGGCTCCGGCAGGAGCTCTCCAACACGAAGATCTCCGTCCTCAAGGGGCAGCTCGGCGAGGCCGACCTGATGGACGTGCTCGAGGCGAGCGGCCGCCTGCACGTGCGCCGCGTCGGCGGCAACGACGCGCACCACGGCTGGTACCACGACCTCCTGGCGGCCCCGACGCCGCTGGTCGCCGCGCCGGGCGCGAAGCCGCCGCGCTACGACGCGGAGGACGGCGCGCCGCGCCTGTCCGTCGAGTGGAAGGGCCACGCGCACAGCTCGAAGATGTCGAGCGAGCTCGCCAAGTTCGTGGAGCGGCGCGCCCTGATGGTCCGCGCGGGCCTGGCCGACTGCTTCCTCTTCGTCGGCACCGCCTCCGTGCCGTCGATCGGCGAGCGCTGGCGCGTGCAGGTCCAGCGCCTGGAAGACCGCTTCGTCGCGACGGTCGTCCTGGCCTCGCCGGACATCTCGCGCGAAGAGATCGCGCTCGCAGCGCGGCTCCTGCTGAGCGTGCAGGCGCGCCTGCAGCTCGTGAAGCAGGCGCTCCCGTTCGAGTGCGAGGCGCTGGAGACCCTGCGCGTCGCGGGCGACGAGCTGCTCGGCGCGCAGCGCGAGACGCTCGCGGCGGCGGACGAGCTCATCGCGACCGCCGAGAGGATGGTGTCGCAGGCCAAGGCGCTCAGGCGCGCCGCGCTCCGCGCGCTCCTCCTCAACTTCGCGGCGCTCGTCGACACGAAGCTGCTCCCGCCCCGCGCGGAGGACGAGGACCTCGCGCAGGCGCTCGCGTCCCTCCAGGGCGAGCGGCGCGGCAACACGTGCCGCGTGATCCGTTGGCAGCAGGAGTTCCAGGCGCTGCAGTCGTCGATCAAGCGACGGAGGGCGGGCGACGAGGAGTGACGGAGATTCGTTGGGGACGCTCTCCTCTTTTTTTTTAGTGCCCAGCGAGGGGAGGGAGATGGACGGTCTTCCAGATGACGTGCTTTTTGAGATAATCCAATCTCTGGGCACATTGGAGCTGTCGCGCATGATTCGCAGCTCAAAAGAGTTGCGAAGAATTGTGTACGCCGTGTTATCCTTGGAACACGTGAAGACGTTTGATTCGATGATGAAGTCGATTACGTGCACGCGCCCGCCCGATCTCAGGTGGCTTCTCAGATACTCGGCTCCCATGGAGATGACAAGCAAGTTGTCGCGCGTGAAATACACATGCGGGACGTGCGGACGAGGGATCGAGGATGTAGCGTGCTGCGACGTGTGCAATCCGCCCCGTCAGCAGAGGGTGTCGCGACGATTGTACCCCTTTAGAGCGTGAGCCCCCCCCCCCGTCCAAAAAAAAAAAGGGACGGGGGCGATGGCCATCGTGCTCCACGTGCAGCGGGGCCGCTGGCGGGCGGCCATCGAGGCGCTGGAGCAGGAGAAGGACGCGCTCGGGTCCCGGGAGCTCGTGGCGTGCCTGATCGAGGCGCTGACCGTGGAGCGGTCGCGCCGCGGCGACGAGGTCGTCGCCGACCCGGACTCGCTCGCCATCCAGTTCATCACGCGCGTCCTCGAGCTCCTCTACGCCAGCGGCCACTTCATCCACAACACGGCCGCCCTCTTCGTCTACGCCGTCGAGCGCGGCGACTGCAGGAGCACCGACGAACGGCCGCGGCGGAGCGACGCCGACCGCTTCAACGACTACAACCGCGTCGTGCAGACCTTCCTCCTCACGTCCACGCGCTCCGCGGTGCCCCACCCGGAGCTCTGCCGCTTCATCACGCTGCTGCTGGACGTCGGGTTCCCGGACATCGACCGCGAGACGGTCGACGCGAGGGTGCGCGTGGGCTTTTAAAACGCCGGGAGGTGGGAGAAGGAGCACTGGAGGTCGTTGTGGTGGTGGACCTTGAGCCCGTGCGTGTCGAGGAGGTGCTTCTGGGCCATCTTTTTCAGGTCCTCCTCGACCTGCGGCATGGCCTCGGTCGAGATGTCGCAGTTCCGGAGCGACGTGTTGATCTGGGTGTGGTAGGCGAGCACCTCCTCCGTGGTCTCCTTGCCGTCCACGACGCGCAGCGCGGGGCGCAGCGGGTAGCAGCGCGCGGAGGAGATGTGCGTGCTGTCGTTGCTGTCGTTGCCGATCGCGAAGCAGTTGGACGTCTTGCCAAACTCCGCGAGCTTGTCGGCCGACAGGTCCGGCTGGGGCGTGCCCACCACGTTGCTCTTGAGGTTCGTGAGGACGATGCCGGACGCGTCGAAGCCGTTGGGGAAGGTGCATTGCTTCTGCATGAGCGCGGCGGCCTGGGCGAGCAGCTCCGTCTTCGTCGGCTCGTCGGGGTGCTCGAAGTCGGTCCGCTGGCAGCTCATGCAGCCCGGGAGCTCCACGCTGCAGCTCCCCAGCTGCGCCGTCGCGTTCGCGAAGATGGTGATCTGGTCCGTGTACGAGGCGCAGTTCGCGCTGGTCCTCACCATTTGGGTGGCGAGTGTTTTTTTTTTTTATTTGCTAGTTCAGGGGGCGAAAAAAAAATTTCGGCATCGTAGCTCGGATAGAAAAGCGGCGCCATGTACTTCGCGGTTCCCGGGCGGAGCACGCTGCACGCCCGATCCGGCTGCGCGCGGCGCGCGGTGCCCGTCGGCGACGACCCGCCCGGAGAGTGGAGCTACTGCCGCCGCTGCTGCCCCGGCGTCGGCACGGAGTGCAGCGTGTGCCTGTGCGACCCCGGGCCCGGCGAGCGCGCCCTCGTCGCGACGTGCGCGCGGCGCCACCGCGTCTGCCCGCCGTGCGCCGAGCGCTACGCCGTCCTGCACGCCTCCAACCCGGTCTGGCGCGGCGAGCTCCGCTGCCCGTGCGGCGAGCGGGAGAGCGCGCTCCCCGCCGAGGGGTTGAGCCTCGGCGCGCGCGCGCTCTGCGCGCTCGCGCAGGCGAGGCCGCCGCCGGACGCCGCCGCGGCGGCGGCGGCGGCGGGGGGCGACGCCGTCGACGCCGTCCTCGACGCGCTCACGCTCCGCTGCCCGTCGTGCTCCCAGGCCTTTGGCGACTTCGACGGGTGCTCCGTGCTCACGTGCCACGCGTGCGGCGTGCACTTCTGCGCGTGGTGCTTCCAGGACGCCGGGGAGTGGCACAGCGCGCACGAGCACGTCCGCGCGTGCCCGGGGAATCCAAAGCCCGGTGAACTCTACCCGACACCGGAGGACTGGCGGACGCACGTCGAGGAGTACCAGTCCGACCGACTGCGCGCCGCGGCCCACGGGGCCGCGCGCCACGGCTCGTGGCTCTACCCGCTCGGCCTCCTCTGCGCGGTCCGCGCGCGCGGCGTCCCCGTGCTCCGCCTGCTGGCCTAGTCCCGCTTCCGGGGCTTGCGGCGCGGCGGGGGAGGGCGCGGCTCGTGCGCCCCGACGGCCATCGCGCTCAGGGCCTGGCCCCCGCC